TCTTAATAGACATGTCAAGCACAGATTGGTGTTGTGGTGATAGTTGGATACCTTCCTTGTTGTAGTCAACCCAAGCAATACCTGTGCCTTCTACGTAGTACATAAACTTATCCAGGTCCCATTTCTTTGGGATCATGTTGATATCAAACTGTGCTATGATGTCCTTAGACCGTGCAATAGCAAGTTCCATGCGGTACTTGAATATGTTGTAGTTAATCTGAAAAGGTATACCTAGACTAACTAGAGATACGTTATTGGAGTTAATGTCTGAGTACTTGAATCCATTTATTGGAAGCTTACACAGAGATGGGTTATCTAGTGATGTACGCTGGTTAGCGATTGGGGTCATCTTTACATAGAATCTACCATCAATCTTTGTTCCTTCCCACACCTCATTTACCCATTCCCAGTTGGTTTTAGCGCCCTGGGCTTTGAGTTCTGCTGGCATTTTGTACTCCTCATCTATCTCAAACTCTTCCGCTACGCCTGTTTGTGGATCTATGTATTCTACAAACCCAATACGTTTTCTGCTCTTCCAGTACACAGTAACTACTTCAACAAGTCTATTGCGGTATACGTTATCTCCGTTACCTGCTGCTTCTGACCTGTACAATAAGTATGTGTCTACTGATTGATTCTTAGGATCTTCTAGTTCTAGAACCTGCTGCTCTGTAAGAAAGTCCCCAAACTGATCTATGACTGTAGACGTGTGCGCGTATCTTCTAACAATTGCCCAGTCACCGTCCTCTACAAACTCTACATCTGGGTCTTTATCAAAGTCAATATCAATAGGATTAACTACGTCATAGAAAGGCTCTGAGCGTCTTACTCCTTTGTGGGAGTATGCTTCTCCAGAGATTAAGAAATGAAAGAACTGTTTTTGGAACTTATCATACATTTCTTGCTCATACATGATATAGTTTACAGCTGCCTGTCCTTTGATGGCTCTGTCATCTACATATGTACGCTCAAACTGTTCTGCTACTTGTTTAGGGAGAAGTGGCTTCTGTTCTTGTGCCTGCTGACTCTCTAGATCTTTAGGCTCTGCTATTTCTTTTAAGAACATAGCCTCCACGGTTTTGCGTAATTGCTCAACCTTAGCTTGTTCTTTGAGGCTAACACTGTCTGCGTTCTTTACAGTAACGCTGTAGTTTAATGGTCTTTTTGACTTCTCTCCTAGCAACAAGTCTATGATTGGCTTGATGATTGGGTAGTTCCGTAGCTTGGATGGGAAGTTTTCTCTGCTTTTACCGTACGGCTTTATAACATAGCGATAATCAGTCTCGTCTACCTCTCCGTTATAGTAATCATATAGGGCCTTAAGGTTGCTGCGTCTCTCGCTGAGTCCGAACTTAGATAGGTTAATGAAAGCATCAATGCATTCCTCTCTCCACTTCTTAGTCTTCTTCTTTAGCGGGAGTCTCTGCTGCGGTATTTTTGCTGCTCCGTACATCCTGTAAAAGTATAAAATTTAGTTATAATTTCGATCGAACCATTCGTTCTGAGACATGTCGTTAATGCTTTCAACGACCTCTTTATTATATAGCTCTCTAGTGTGATACATTCCCACCATAAAAGCCATGACTCGGTCAAAATTACCTTTGTGGTTAAATTTAATCAATTCTTGTAATAATCCAACATCATAAATGTCATGTAAATTTAATCTTACATTACCATCTTCATCTGTGCTTCGTGGCGATATTAACCAGTCTCTTATATATAGCTCTCCTTGACGCTTACGTTGCTCCGTCATATGCATACCATACTGCCGCTTAACGTTTCTTGATCGTAGCTCCCGCTTGTCTAGCATTTCAAACTCTTCTTGCAGTTTATGCAACTTGCGATATCGCTTAGCATATGCAATAAGTTCTCCTCTGTCATTCTCAAACCCAATCTTAGCATTGTAGTAATCTGCTAACATAAACAGGTTTCTGTTGTATTCGTCTTGTGTTTGCGGGCGTCCTACGTAACTAGCTACAATCATATCGTCTGGTTTAGATAGATTGTTGGGACGTTTAATTACATATGCTGCTCCTAAGGATTGGTTCGTTGTACTTTTACTCTGTGCATACGGGTCATGGCAGATAACGTAGAGATTGTGAGGAGTATTTCCTTCTTTAGTCTTAAACGGATTTTGATACACTACTATTCCCCCTGTTAAATCATCATCCTTTCTGTGTGGAAACTTGTTTATTGCTTTGACAGAGGGATCAGGTCTAAACTGTACATTCTCTCCTTTATAGTACAGCAATCCAGCAGTGCCCTCCTTTTCTAGGTTATGTGCTTTTACTCTATTGTATTGCTCCTTTAAGGAAGTAACATCAAAGATGTTTATTGTAGTCTGGAGTGTAGCTTCTTGTGGTGTAAAGGGGTGCTCAGCTATATACTGGTCTAGAGCCTTTGCATCATTTGCTTTCTTTTTATTAGTTCGAGCTTCTTCTTCAAACTCTTTTGCGTCCGCAATCATTGAGTTACCGTAGTCGTCCATAAAGCCGTCTAGGTTTTGGTATATGGGAACAAAGTACCCACATGAAGTTCCCATAGCTCCTGCATCCCATTCATTTTCAAATGATAAGCAGTTATACGCTTCTGGGTGGTAGAATAGCTCTTCCAATGACGCAAATCCGTGCCCTTCTTCACCCCCTGTACCAAATGCTATCATAGTTCCAAGTGTTTTAGAACCTTGTTTCATTGTAGGCATAGCAATCTCCCAGGCAGTTAGAAGTCCTGAAAATGATCCAGCTTCTTCAAAGAATATGAGCTCACCCGCTTTACCACGCACTTTGTGCGGATTGTCCTTAAGTGATACCCCGATTATTTGGGATTTCATACCAAGAGCTACGTCTGTTCCGTTAACTCTTTTCTTATACCCAGACTGTTTGTGCATCTCCTTGTCAGTAAGACGAGGCTGTGTCCATGCAGTGTTATCATCTATGAATGATATAAAATCCCAAGTTTTAGAAAGCAGTCCGTCCCCTGTTAGGTATTCTTTCTGTTCTGCAAATACAAAGTTCTTGGAGTTACGTAGAAAGAAGTAGTTACGTGCTAGCATACTTCCAGCTTTGTAGGAAAATCCCTTACGTCTAGCCTTAAGTACAGACATATGCTTGTTTTCTTTTCTACATGTGTCTACTGCGTGGTAGTATTTGTAGTCTCCATCGTAAAACGCTGGAAATGTGCGCTCTCTTCTTGCCTGGACGGTCCCATCTGGGAGAACTTCGTCTACTGCTCGGTCAATAGGGCAGTAATTAAGGTAAAAGTAGTGATAACCTGTAATTCTTACGCCGTCTACCTCGAATCCATACAAACATCTGCTTCTCTCTGTATCCCAAAACTCATAATACTCTTTTGTTCCCGCCAGTGCATCAGTATAGTAGCCAGACTTGAGGTATGTTCGGGCTGCTGGGGAGAAATTATGTGTGTTTTGGAATATCACTGCGAATACTTGTTAGTTACTACGCCTCCTCTGTTAGGATTGTCCTTTTGCTGTTGCTTTTTTACTAGATCTTCCAGCTCATCTAGACTTTGCACCACTTTTGCCATGTTAGACAGATTAGATATTAAATCTTTGGCGTGAAATATAGGCTTACCATTATCATCTGCTAGCGTCAAGTCAACATCCCTAAAGTACGCTTCAAGTTTGGTTACGGATTCTCTAGCAGCTTTGAGCAGCTTTACTGCTGATGTCTCTGACATCTCTTTGTACTTCTCTATTGCTGCTTTAATCTTCGGGGTAGACTTAACTTTTAACAGGTCCATGATGTGATTCCACCTATCTTCTTCCTCATACACTCCGTAAGGAGATCTGTGGTCCACAAAAAAATATACAGCAGAGAGCTCCTCAATCTTGAGCGATTTAAACTCAGATATCGTAAGCACATACGGTGAGGGTATAACCGTATTTCCGTCAGCTGTTATTAGGTTCTTCATTTAAGTATTTTAATCTTCCTTTTCTTACGTGAAACTTGCCTAGAAATGGGAGTCGCACTGACTCAAAGTTTCCTGCACGCATGACATCCGCTGCATACTTAAATTGAAAGTAAACAGCTTCTTCTACTTTGTGTAATGGCAAATTATGCTCACTAGCTAGTTTCTGAATTATTATTTTTTCCTTCATCCTCCCATCTATTATCGGGGCAGTTAGATGTTGCCCATTTTGCTTTTTCTTCTACTACACAACCACACATACCACAGCGTTGCTCTTCTAGATGAGGACAGCTAGTGCAGGTAGACAATCTAGTTTCATACGCTGTATCTGACACGTGTGGTGCTCCTTCTCTTGCGTATCGTATAACCTCATCTTTGAAGTTTATTAGCATTTGACGTACAGACAGCTTACCCATTTGTATAAAATATTTGCAGGTTAATGTTTTTCTGAGGCATTAATATCTGAGACAGTTTGTATCCGTCTTTTGTTTTTCTAATGGCCCCTTTGTCTTTTAACTTCTTTACGTAGTTGTTTAGAGTATTGTAATCTTTAATACCTAAACTATCTGCAACTACTCTCTTGTTATCTGTAGAGCATAGATTTATTGTATCCGACAGATCTATGAACTTTGACAATACTAGTAGCTCTTTGTCTGTAAGCTCTAGTATACCATTAAATACTTGTAGATACTTGAGTGTAGAATCTACTTCTATCTTAAGTGTTTTCATTGATTCGCACTTTAGCTTTCCCATCTACAATGTGTATTGTAGCTTGAGAAGACTGGTTGTTAAATTCATCCACGTATATCTGAATGTTTTCCCGCGTGCACAAGAAAGACAAAAAAACTTCAATCTCCTTAGCGGCTCGACTTAGTTTCTTCTGCATATCCTGAGTGTCTTTGCTTGAGCTTCGTAGCTCATCAAAGTCTTTTAGCGGGAGAGTGACTGTCCCGTTCATCAATTACGCGTTCTTTGGGATAACGCCTACAATCTGGAATTCATTAACACATGCATACTCTTTCTTGTCGAGATTTATGATAAGAGCTCCTGACTCTGGATGCACAAGAACTGTGTCTCCTTGTTTAACCATCACACAGTCTGGACCTGCTTCCAGGATCTCTACAATGTTAGTGCTTATGTTTTTTTGCGCATCGCCTAACAAGTGAATACCGGAGTCGGTTGTTTCTTGTCTAGGACTTCTAAATACTACCCAGTCTCGAGTAGGATTAAAATTCAATTTGGTTCCCATAATAGTTTGCTTTGCAGCAAATATAAAGGAAACTTATATAGTGTCAAAGTCTATATAAGAAATTTCTACTTTTTCACCCTTCTCAAGTACGTCTGCTACTTTTGTGTATATTCTTTTGTACGCTACACTAGAACTGCCCACAAACCCGTCGGACATTATGTTTTCCGTTTGCGTGTTCCCCAAGAGTAAGCACCCACTAGTATCATCATCATCATTACCGCAATGGATAAGAATATACTCAAAACCAGGTATATCGCGAACCCACAACATCCCTTTATGAATATCAGCAAACCTGTCAGAGTATCTAGAATTAAAGCCGCCCACAGTCCTAAGTGTGATTTCGTATGTCCCTGCTGGGATACGTGTTTCGTGCATGACTTTGTCATCTCTGTACTCATCCTCTAGCGTGTAACATAAAAATTCTCTTTTTGCGTCTGTGACTTCAAATAGCAGTCCAAGTGTACTGTCTTTTTGAGAGCTAAACCTTACAACTTCTAGCTGCATAGTTTTACGGTTATTTGGGTACCTTAAATTCATAGTAGTCACAAATATAGTTATATATTAGCTACGTGAAAAAAGTATTTCTCTTATTACTATTTATCCCGTTTGTAACTGGTGCTCAGTGCGATGTGGCTATTACGGGAGTCGACGTCAATACTTATGAGGTTACGGTCGAAGTAATTAATTCAGAAGGATGCGGTGCTCAGGGTTATAACGGCACAAACTCCGCAATCAATATGCTTATGATTGGGATACACGTTCCAGGATACGATATCCCGTGGGATCCAGATGCTGAAGGCCCTTGCGATATGTCTCCCACCTCCAACCATTTAGGTTGGACTTATGGTCCTAGCATTAACTCGATGCCAAACAACTGGGCAAACAGCTATGACATTGACATGCCTTTAGAGACTGGGGATGTAGTTGTCATGCAGCTGGATAACCCGTACGGTACAGACTGTGTTAACGACCCTTTTCTTACGGGGTCTATGAGCTGCTGTGCTCCTGACTACATAGACTATTGGCACAGCTTAGACGAGTGTGTAGAGTTTGTAGTATGGCAGATTAACTATTCTCAAACGTACTATGCATCTGAAGGAGGTTGGGCAACTACTGGTGTTAATGGTGATGGTACTCCATGGGGCAGCACTCAAGCTTATCCCGATGTAGCTCCGGAAAATAACTCGGTGATAGTTTGTCCCCCTCCTCCTGCACCAGATGCTGAGATTATTAATGTAGTGATTACTACGGGGTGCATCGGAGATCAAGCGTTCTACAATATTGAATACGTTGTATATAATAATGGGGATGAGCCAATCACTGAGTATTGCATAGAGCTTTGGAATGAAGACTATTATGTTTGCTTTGACTCGGAGTTGTTTGGAGCGTACGAAATACCACCAGGAGAAGGGCAAACGTTTACTACTCCATTCTTTGAAATGGATGGTCCGGGAAGTTTGTTTGTTATCAGTGTCGATAGTGTAAACGATGAGATTATTACAGGGAATAATAATGAAACTGTTTGGCTACCAGAGATACCAGAGTGCCCAGTAGAGTGCGTACCTGATACAGTAGAGATATACACTACACTATATGAGTTTGATACGTTATATGTAGCGACGTACGATACCATTGTAGAGTATGTAGAGTTGCCTCAAGATACCCTTGTTCTGTTAGAGGTTGATACCCTGATAGAGTATGTCGAGTTGCCACCCGATACTGTAACAGTCTTGCAGCTAGACACGGTTTACATCCCGTGGGAGTATTACTTCTATGATACTATTTACGTAGATGTATTTGACACCATCTATGTCAATGTATTAGACACAGTTATTGTCACCGAGATAGACATAGAGTACGTTTATGTGACGGATACGTTAGAGATCCCCTTGGTTGATACTTTGTACATTACTCAAGTAGATACATTAATGCAGGAGGTTGTAGTGTATGAGTACATCTACCAAACCGATACTATCTACGACGTTGTTTACAATGACGTATTAGTCGACTGCAGTACTGGTCTCCCTTGTGAAAATGGGTTTACGGGCAATGACTGCCGATCAGTATTTGTACCCAATGCATTTTCCCCTAACAATGACGGAATCAACGATACATTCTATGCAGTGTCAGAGTCCTACACCTGCTGGTTAGATTGGAGCTTAGTAGTGTACAATCGTTGGGGCAATATAGTGTGGTCGACTGATGACCCCGAAGTACGTTGGGAGGGAGAGAGTTTATCGGATACGCACTATGCCGCAGATGGGGTATACGTATGGACTTTAACTGCAAGAGGATACTCTGGAGATGTTTTAAATCTCAACGGGAGCGTCACACTTTTTCGTTAAAAGTCGTTCAAGATTATCTCGTCAACCGCTTCTTG